GTAGAACAGTATATGTTGAACAATAACGTAGACGATTTCAAACCTCTACCAACTACAAAGTTTCTTTTTCTCAAGGCTAAACCTTTTCTAGACCGTATAAATAATATACACGCTTTAGAAAAATCACTGTACAGTGATTACCTTGGACTTGCGGGTCGCGTTGATTGCATCGCGGAGTACGAAGGAGAACTCGCAGTCATTGACTTTAAGACATCTAAGAAGATCAAACCAGAAGAATGGATTGAGAACTACTTTGTTCAAGAAGTAGCCTACGCTTGCATGTATTATGAAATGACTGGAATTGCAGTTGAAAAATTGATTACCATTATGGTAGCTGATAATGGAGAATGTCACGTCTATGAAAAACGCAACAAAAGTCACTATATTAAACTTCTTACCAAGTACATCAGAGAGTTCGTCGAACACCACACCGAATCTTATGCCAAACACTGAAAAGGTAGACTCACTAATAAAAGAAAAGTTTCTTTGTCAGTCAAAGTTTGCACAAGACATCGAGTATCTCGTCGCGACCTCTAAGATTAACTATATCGAAGCAATCGTAACTTATTGCGAAGAAAACGGTATTGAGTTTGAATCTGTGTCTAAATTAATTTCTAAACCTCTAAAGGAAAAACTTAAGTGTGAAGCGACTCAACTTAACTTCCTCAAAAAAACCAGTCGTGCTAAATTGATGTTTTAATGATGACACCGCTAGATGTTTACAAGACATACCTAGCATTCAAAAATCATTTCACCAAGAAAAACTACGACTACTTTCAATATTGTGGGAAGTCTCGCGCATCGAAGGAGGCTTTCCACAAGAGAAAGGATCGGTATTTCTTTGAACGTATGTCACGAAAGAAGAGTGACGACGAAATCAAACAGTATTTTCTCGCCAACTTTGTTGAATGTAGTGATCCCAGTAAACTGTGGATCGGTGAAATTATTGAATCGGGTGAGTCTAATTACCAGAATTGGTTAAAGAGATCTCAGAGTCTCACATATCTGTTTAAGACTGAAGTAGAAGTCTTTATCAACAAAAAGAATTTTGAACAACTATTCAAAGTAGAAGGAACAAATCATCCAGACATCCTAAAGAAGCATTTGCAAGGTGCAATCTCTATAGAGACAATGGTAATCCTCAATTTGATATTAGGATTTGTGCCTAACTTTGACAAAAAACTAATCGATCCTGTTTGGGAAACCACCAGTCTACGACTCAAAAAATATCAGGCTTTCCTAAATAATGACAGCAGCAAATACAAAAAAATCTTAAAAGAAATAGTACTATGAGTGGATTCTTCGATTCAGAAATCGTAAAAGAACAAATCAAAGAAATGGAAGATCTCCAACAGGAGATCATTGAAAGAACAATGTCTGCTCCATTTATGGATGGACCTGAAAAGAAGGAACATGTTGACCTGATGAGACAGTTCCTAGATAAACAAAAGAACCTGTGTTTCAGAATTCAACTCTCCCAAGATCCACAAGCATTGGAAATGAAAGAAAGGATCAAAGAAGCTGCTGTCATGTTGGGAATGAATCCCGAAAGTGGTATCAATGAATTCTTTGAGAAAATGGACGAGACACTAGATTACTTAGAAGAAATTACAGACGAGTAAAATGAGTTACCAATACACAATCGATTCTAGATATTGTTATCACAACGGTGAGATTGTGGATATGTTTTTTATAAACGGTATACCATTTACATTCGATGATCTTCCTAAAATCATGCAGGATGATCCATACATTCAAATAGAAGCAAAGGACCATCAAACATATACAATAGAAGATATGTATCGGTGGTCTTCCTACCTGATCATGGAGGAGTGCCATCCACTCCTGTTTGAGTTAGACTTGAAGAATCCTGAGGAACTTCCCAGGAATTAAAAACCAGGGCTTGACATCCCTTCTTGCGACCTGTAAGATAAAGTCGTCCCAAAAGCCAAATACACACAATACGGAGCTACAACATGTCTTTTGCTGATCTCAAGAAACAGTCCCGCGCTGGTTCGCTGACTGATAAACTGATCAAGAAAGTCGAAAAACTTAATAGTGGAGAGTCCAACGGTGACGACCGTCTCTGGAAACCTGAAGTCGATAAGGCAGGTAACGGTTACGCCGTGATCCGATTCCTTCCCGCACCTGAAGGGTGCGAACTTCCCTGGGCCCAAGTTTGGAGTCATGCCTTCCAAGGTCCTGGTGGTTGGTACATCGAGAACTCTCTGACTACTCTGGGACAGAAAGACCCTGTGTCTGAACACAATCGTACCCTGTGGAACAGTGGTCGCGATTCTGATAAAGAGATTGCACGTAAACAGAAACGTAAACTGTCTCACTACGCAAACATCTATGTGGTGAAGGATCCCACCAACCCTCACAACGAAGGTAAGGTGTTCCTCTATAAGTTCGGTAAGAAGATCTTTGATAAGATCACCGAAGCAATGCAACCTCAGTTTGCTGATGAGGAAGCAATCAATCCCTTTGACTTCTGGAGTGGTGCAAACTTCAAACTGAAGATCCGCAAGGTCGAAGGTTACTGGAATTATGATAAGTCTGAGTTTGATAGTCCTAGTGTTCTTCTGGATGATGATGACAAACTGGAGTCCATCTACAAGAACTTGAACGATCTGAATGAGTTCACCGATCTCAAGAACTTCAAGTCCTATGAAGATCTGAAGAAGCGTCTTGACTATGTTCTTGGTCACAAAGGTACTCCTAAGTTCCAAGATCAGGAGACCGTTGAAGAAGATGCACAGTGGGAACGTGAACGTAAGGGTGACTTCTCTGAGTCCAAGTCCTACAATGCACCCGCTGCAAGTGGTGGTTTCAATGACTCGGATATCACGCCACAAGCGTCTACAGAGACAACTGAAGAAGAAGACGATGCACTGAGTTACTTCCAGAAACTCGCAGAGTCCTGATACTAGAAAGGAGGGTTAATACCCTCCTTTTTTTATATTCCAGATAGTTTAGGATTATATGTTTGAGTAAGATTGGAATTAACTGAAGTTTTTAAAGTAGTATCATAAAGCATAGACCGTTTTAGGTCATCTTTAATCACAGCAATATACTCTGGTTTTGGTAATCTGATAATTCTCTTAGCCTCATTACGAGAAACTTCATACTCATAATTGGTAATTGGTTTTGCAATCTTATTGCCTTTCAGTTCTTGGATAACTCCCTGACTATCCATATATTCAAATGCCTTGGTTAGTTGAAGTTCCCACTGCGTGCCACTCCATCTATACACTTTATTATTTGCAGAATATATATCACCAACTTCTGTTACAATCGTTTCTTCTGGTTCAATATCAAATGTAACTACAGGAGGATCATAATAATTTTCACCAGGATCTGTAATTGTTACGGATACTAACTCACGACCAATTACTGAAGTAATCCCAGCCGCAGATCTGAATGTTGGAGGTAATCCGAGTGTTACTTGAGGAGTAACTGTATATCCAAATCCTGCCTGAGTAATATCAAAAGAGGTTACATGGAATCCATTATCACCCTGTGTGAGTATTGCAGTAGCTGCTGCAGAAACCGCAGTGAAAGGTGTTCCAATAGCTACTGAAGGATTTTCAGTATAACCAAATCCAGTTTGAGTAATACTAAATCCATTAACTCTACCCAAAGAATCTACAGTACAGATTGCTTTTCCTTTTGATCACAAGAGGTTGTTGTTAAAAGAAAAAGAATGAATGATATTTTAAAAAGTGATTTCAAGTTTATTTGTTAATTCCCTATAACGGTTTGTGTAATTTTCTGAAGCTTGAGACAAGGTAGCGCGGAGCGGTACTTGTCGATAGCGTAGGAAAATGGAAAGTTAGTACTTAGATTATTTAGAGCCAAATAACTTTCTAAAAGCTTTTGAAATTACACTTGTGTTATAGTTAGTTTTTATTTTATACAATGGTTCGAAAATATCCCATGATGGTTTTTCACAAACTTCAATGAGTTTGAAATATTTAATTCCTGCAGGGTTAGTGTGGTCTGAGATTTCAATTTGTAAAGTTGTCCATTCACCTTCTTTATGGTCTTCGTCAGTAACCATTAATTTGTTTGGTTTTATGAACTTCCAATTGAATGGTAATTTGGAATAGCGTTCGGAATCTTCATTGGATGGAGGGCCGCCGAAGATAATCCCGCTTCCATCTTTATTGAATTCAATTCCTGAGTGAAAAATCATTGTATTTAGTCCACTCATGTCATCCCCGTTTTCCTCCCAAGTTCCAATTAATATGTCTTTATAACTTTCCAATTTAATTAACTATAACGTTTAGGGTAATTGTCTGAAGCTTTTAGACATGTGACGCGCAGCGGAACT